CATTGCTTTTCGTGATAACAAAAGAGGAACGCTCACGCGTCCCCCTTCTTGTCTGCTTTCTGTGTCAGTATATCGATCGCCCCAGTAATCACTGCCGGCAGTGGTATGCCCATCAATCCGGCGTTTTCGACGATTGAAATCAGTTCGTTGGCGATGAAACCGATAATCACCGCATCACGGATGTAGTCAACACCGATTGCCAAATCCAGCCGGTACGCCACCAGCACGAACAGCAGTGTCATGCATTTCCTGCACAGACCTTTCCAGCCTGTCCGACTTTCTAATGTCCCTGTTGACGTTTTCTTACTGTTGTGGAATACCCCGGCAACAATCAGACGGATAAGTAGTCGATTGCCATGAAAATAATGAGCGTGTACAGTGCGGAATCCCATCCGCCAAAAAATGACGCAATCGCTCCACCGACTGCGCCTGTAATCGTGCAAACCATTTCTTTTTTCATCCTCGTTAGTCTTTCCTTTCTTAGCTGAATGTGTTAAAATGTATTTAGCTAAGAAATCATCTAAGAAGTCTTGTGAGTATTGGTATCGCTCTACACAGGGCTTCTTTTCGTTTGTAGTTTCAAAATTGCAATAAAAATGGGTCTCTACGGTCCTGCTCTGATCTCAATATATTTCGTCAAATATTTTCTGCTCCTTCAAATTCTGTATTTCTTTCTGTAATGCTATTTTGATTCTCCTTTTTCTAGTCCCCCGTGGATTGCAAAAACCGGCCGGATTCCGAATGTGCCGTTGGCACTGGCGGTATCCGTAAAACCATTTTTGTTCACTACTGCAAAATTTGTATTCGATACAACATCGCGCAGCCAGTAATGTTCATCCAGCACAATCCTCTCTGTGTCCATTCTAAAAAGATTCAGTTGTCTTACTTCACTGAATTTTGTTTCATTGCTTAATACTTTGCACCCGTATATCATTCGTTCGCTGAGAAGATCAACACTTGATCTCATCCAGTAACCAGATATGTAAGTATCATGCGTCAAAAGACGATTTTTGAGTGTGTCCGGAAGATTTTCTGCCAGTGTATTCAGCGTTTTTGATTTCATAAGCGAGTTGATATAGCCACCGCTTACGGTAGCCGTATTGTTCATTTTTCCTGTGTTCAGTATCGTATCAGGAACAATCACCACATGGTTTGTAGTGCATTTTGTGCCGTTCCCGATTCCTTTCCAGTAGTTCAGATCAGCGATTCGATAGTTCACGCCGCCGATTGTCCAGTAGTCGCCAACGTACAGATCATTGAAATTGCCATCTACAATGGCTGCCGCCTGCGCATCTGTGACCGTATCACCTAGGTATTTTCCGCGATATATCGCGTTGTGTGCGGCTGCCCCCGAAAACATACCTTTGACAGCGCCCATTACTACATCTTCCAGGCTGTTCCGTTTATAGATTTCCATATCTATTCCCGAATAATCTTTCACTACATGGTTGACCAGCAGGTATTTCGCCCCCGCCGGAACCGTAAGCACATACTGATCATTTCCATCTGTCGGATTCTCAAATATGGCGATAGTGCCATCTGCTGCCGAATTCGTTGCACTGCTAACGGCTATGACTGGTCCCGGAACATAATAGCTGTCAGCAACTTTTTTTGCGCAGTGTACCTCGTACACCTCGCCTTCCGTTACCGGGATTACTGTATTTGTATATGCTAGATACTCGCTGCTTGGCCCGTATTTTGTTATTGTCCTATTTGAATTCACGTACCAGTAGCTTCCCTGTTCTGCCTGGAAGTCCACAGACTGCTGTGTCTGGATTCCGATGCTCAGCCGGTTATCATATTCTGCCAGGGCATCATTCAGCTTCTTGTCATACTCCTTTAGTCCATTGTTTAATGTAGCCGTATGTTCTTTTTCCGCGTCACTTAACCGTTTGTCACATTCTTCCAGTCCTGCATCCACAGTATCCATGCATTTCTTGATCCCGTCATGTATGGACTGCCTAACATCTTTCCCGTATCTCGCTTTCAGTATTGCCTGTAAATTTTCTGTAAATCCCATATGTCCCCCTATCTGAGTTTAATGCCTGTGACCATGCTGGCACTGATGTTTCCAACTACCCAGCCTGTTACAGTACGTACATACACACCTATCCTGTTGTTGCTTTTGTCCCACTGTACCCACGCGCATCCAAAGTATGCCGGGCTGACATATCCTGTTATACACGCATTGTTCGGGTCATTCCTGGATAATGTGACCCATCCACGGAAACCATCCCCAACCTCAACCCATACCTGTATTTCATCGTACACTGCCAGGGCGCTGATCCCTGCCGTGTATGCCCAGGTCGTCAGTGCTGTTGGCTTGATGCTGACCGCTGACAGCAGTTTCCGTTCGTCAATGACCCCTGCGACATACCAGTAAGAGCCGGAATACACCAGTTCTAGGACGCATACTGTGGAATCAGCCATGCCGGGATGTTTCTGTTTTTGTAGTAGATCGCTTCGCCCGGTAGCATTGACATTCAATGTTGGGTTTGTGGCCGTATTGGCATAGTTAAAACGTACCGTAACCCTTGCGCCGATCACCAGCCTGAAGTTCGACAGGCTGGCTGTTTTTGCGGCGGTAGAGCCTGACGTATAACACACGGCATAATGGGCAATGTCAGCCGTACCATTGAAATTAACGCCATCTATTGCCCGTGTCGTCTGGAGTTTTGTAGCTGATCCTGCGTTTCCTGTAATCGTTGTCGGTGTTCCTCCGGCATTGGCATCCACATAACTTTTCACTTTCTTCCATAACTCAGTAAGTCCTGTCTTGTCCAGATACGCCATGTCTCTTCCTCCTATATCAATTCGATCACACGCAGATGGCATCAATTTCAGCGTTGGTGATGGCATCGACTACAAACATGCCGCCCAGGGCATCCCATGCCTTGCCGTCCCAGGCACGTTCGTTCCTGCCGGCCCGTAATCAGATGCCGCTTCCAGGTTGTACACATCACCGGTCACCCGTCCTGCAGCCGGCAGCTTCGTTGCATCTGCCAGGTTCCTTTGTACTTGTATACACCTGCGATGTCGCTCTTTTTCGCGTAAGTGCCGGACAAGTCTTCATTTGTCGGCAGACCGTTCAGTTTCGTGAACATCAACGGGGACATAAGACCCATCTTATCGGCAGCAGCGACTGGGATCCTGCTTTTACGGTACTTCCGGCAAAAGTGACCCCGACAGAAGCTTCCGTATAACTTTCCTCAACGTAGGCCATTTCCATGGATTCCCATGTCCCTTTACCGCTCAGGAGTTTGGCAGTACCGCCTTTGGCCGGTGCCGGTACCAGTCCGTGTGCACCTGCCGCGTCAGCTGTCGCACCTTTGAAATCGGAGTAGGTCGTATTGGATGCCGGGATGCCCAGGCCGGTGATGTCTGTTTTTGTCACCGGGTTCGTGCCGGATACGTGTCCTGCCGCATCCACGGTCACTTTATACAGTCCGTTTGTCTTTGGTGTATAGGCCGGATGTACATATTTGTTCGCACCGGCTGCGATCCCACCCAGCTTATCCTTCTCTTCTGTCGTATAGTCATTTGAAGACAGCCCCTTTCCGTCTACCTTGTCTACCTTTTTGCCAAGTACTGTCTTGATCTTCTCCCAAAGATAAGTTAAGCCCGTTGTATCTAAAAAATTTGCCATCCTGTTCTTCTTCCTTTCTTTTAGCTTTAAATACAGATTTCATCAATCTTCCCATTCGTTATCGCTGTTACTGTTGTGTACTTCACACGCCCCTGCCCTGCCCGCAGCTGTTGCTGTGTGTAGGTCAATGCCGTACCGCCAAGCGTGACCTTGCTGTTTGCCGGTTTTAACAGGTCTGTCACCTTCTTCGTGATCTGCAGCTGTTGCTGTATGTTGTACGTGGGCGCTGCACAAAAGACCTTCTCACCGATCCGCAGCATATCCACATCATAACCGGCATCCGACAGGTCGATCGCAGATAATTCTGTCACCACGCTTGCCCCGTTGATCTTCCTGAAAGCCTTTTCGCCTTCTTCTTTCAGCTTTGCCGGGTCCTGGATGTCCGAAAAACTTACTGTTTTGGTGATAATCCCATACTCTTTTACCGCTTCTGCATCTTCCAGGTAATCCTTTCCATTGTTTACGTTGCGATCGTGACCGGCCATTCATTATTGGATGTCGATGACCCGAGCGGGATCAGACGCGTTGCAAGGTCATCTGTTTTGACGTTTTTTCGTGATGTCGACCACGTTCTGCCCCTGCCGGATATCCTGCCCTCCTGCCGCTTCGTATTCTGCCAGGTAATCAATATAATGCATACTGCCAACGGTCCGTGTGCGGATATAACCGCCGCTTTCCGTGACCAGCTCGTCCAGAATGTCCCTTGTGGTGCTGTGACCGTTCCGTTCCCGGTCTTCTGCCTCCCCTGTGACAGTCACCTGACCGACTGCGAACTGTTTGAAACCGTCCACCTGTTCATTGTGCTTTTTGACCAGCCATTTGAAATAATCCCCCGGTGTTGTCCTTCCCGGTACATCCGCGCCGGTCTTGTGGAACGGACGGATGATGCTGTCCTGGAAGAATACCAGATCGCCTTCCGTCTGGATCTCCATTTCCAGGCTGGAATCTTCGACTGTGTTCATCACAACGCCCCTGTAGGTTGTCTCCTCACTGCTTGCCAGGTCGAACCGGATCACTTCCAGAATGGACTTTCTCCGGAGGACGGAACCTGCAAGTGGATGATCCAGTACAACCGAAACATCACAGGAGCCGTTCTTGTTGACCTCCTGCGTCAGTGCCCCCTCCGTGATGCAGCGGTCCTGCATCCACGGATGGTATAGGTATGCCCCATCCAGTGTAACTTTGTACATTGTCAGAACCGCCCTCCCCTGTATTCCACGGAAACCGTGCCGCTTCCGCTAAAACTCATTGTATGCTCGCCCTCCATGATCAGGATGTCGGGCACTGTGCTGCGCCCTTTCGGGAGCTGGTAGCGTTTCCATCATACGTCACCGTGACCGCCGCCGAAGTCTTCAAAAACACATCCTGTTGGCATCACATCGCCTATGACAACCAGTTCACCCGGTACCTGGATATTTTTATAATCTCTGATGATATCCGTTTCAAAATCAAAGCTGTCCCATTCCCAGTCATCCAGTGACGTTTTCTGTGCCAGCTTATACGGCGCCGCATCCAGTGTGATCAGACCTGGCTGTACTGCTGGTTGAGCTTGCTGCTGTCCACGCTTACCCTGGCATCGTAATAATAGCTGTCGTTCCCGAGCACAACCGGAAGCCTGCGCCCATGTATCTTTCCACGCAGGTCGCCGCTTACTGACACCCACTCATCATAGGTGCCGTCCTGGAAATCAAATGTCAGCTTATGTGTGGCATTGTCATACAGCGGGAATCCGGCAATGGCTTCCGTAAGGTCCAGTGCACCGTTCCTGCCCGGGATGGTCACGGTATTTTTCCGGACTGCCGGGGTGCCAAGCTCCATGCCCAGCAGGTTCAGCCCGAAATCGCCCATCTTATACTTTCCGATCTGTACATCCATCAGCTTCCCCTCCTTTCCCTGCTCTGTATCGTGCCCATGTTTTCATTGACGTAAGGCGTAACCGCCCTGCCTACTGTCCTGCCGTCCAGGTCAACCGTGGTATGGATCTCTGCCTGTACCTGCACCGGCTGGCTGTTCGTCACATTCACCTGTGGTGGCGAGACGTTCACATTGACCGGTGGGTTGCCACTCACATACCCAAGACCCATGACTGCGGTCTGCAGGTTTTCAAGTGCCGCCGTCACTTCCGGGGATTTCGCGGCTTCTGCCAGCGACCTGGTCATATTTCTGGCTGCCGATACACTCTTTAAGGCTGCCTGGCTTGCAGTTGTTGGCATCGCTTTTCAATGCTGCTTTTGTTTTCGTTGTTTTCTTTGTCGAATTCTTCTTATTATTTTTTGTTTTTGACTTATCCTTGCTCTTTTTCGTACTGCTGCTTTTTGCCGCCGTGGTGCTTTTGGCATTGCCCTGTGCCGCTGCTGCTTCTGTTGCTGCTGCGGTTCCTGCTTTTACCTCATCCGTGATGTTGAACGCCGCCTTAAATTCCTTGATCATACTTTCGGCGATCGTCTTCATCGTGCCGCCAAGCGTCTCTTTTTCATCATCCAGGCTGCTTATGAGGCTCTTGGCGATCTCTTTGGCTGCCCCGTCCATCTCTGCCTGTGCGAACTTCGTTACTTCGGTGATCTCATTCTCCCATGCGGCTTTCGTGTCTGTCAGACGCTTGCTGAAAAATTCCTTGGTATAGGTTTCGGATGTACCCTGCAGGTCATTCCATTTTTTCTTGTACGCTTCCAGCTCATCTTCTGACATCGCGTTCAGGTGTTCCACGAAATTGTCTGCCTCGTTCAGGTCCATGCCGAGGATCTGGTCCATGAGGCTTTCTGGTATCTTGTCCTTGAGCCTGTCCAGTCCTTTCTGGTAGCGCTGGATCTGCGTCAGCTGGGTGTCCAGGTCGTACATGTTGACCGGCTCTGACATCTTCCTTTTCATGTCATCGCGGAATGATATGATCTTGTCATAGGCTTTCTGGTACTTATCCGAGATCCCATCCAGCTTCTTTTCCAGCTTTTCCTTGATCTTGTCATAGGCTTCATCCAGACCGTCCTCAAGTGCTTCATTCCAGCTCGACATAAAATCCTTTGCATAGGCTTTTGCATTCCTGGCTTCTTTTTTTAGCTCTTTTGCCTTGGCTTGGAGTTCTTTCTTCTTTTTTGTTCCTTTTTTGGCTTTGTCCGCCTCTTTCTGTTTTTTCTCTGCTTTCTTCTCCAGTGCGGTTATTGCATCGTCTACATAACCGTCAAACTTATTGCCCAGCTTTGACGTCAGAAGTTCCTGCCGTTTATCGATCTTGCCCGTGATCGCAGCCAGGATCTTCGAAGCCGCATCCGAGTAGCCGCCCTTAGATGCATCCACTTCCTTTGCCGCATCCACGGCACTCTGTGCCATCCGCTTCATGGCTTTTTTCAGCTTGCCTTCTTCCTTGCTGACACCTGCGACCAGACCATCAACAATATGTGGTGCAATCTTATCTTTGAATACTTTGGACGGTGAATGGATGCCCAGCTCATCCTTTGTCGCATCAATGGAGACCCGTGCCATACCTCTGGCACTCTTTTCAACCTCTGCTTTCCATCATCGACACCCTCAGCCATACCAGCCGCAAGCATCGCGCCAACTTCGTCACGCATAACATGGGACGGCGAATGGATCTCAAGTGTATCCTTTGCGGTTTCCAGTGATGAGTCCGCCATAGCTCCAACACTGTCATTTACTATTTTTTCACCGCGTTCAATTCCGACTGCGACACCCTCAGCCATGCTGAGTCCGATTTCATCGCGCCATACATGGGAAGGGCTGTTCTTTTTTATTTTTTTCTCCGCTTCATTTACAGCCGATTGGAGGACGCTGTTTACCGCATTCTGTATAAAAGGTGATCCCCTGTTGATTCCAACTGCAACACCTTCTGACATGCTCTGGCCAACACTTTCGAAAGAACTTCGGTAAGTCCTTGCCGTGTCTGCTGCTTTTTTCATGGAATTCCCAGCCGCCTGTGCGACCTGTCCGGAATTCTTTTCGATGCTTTCCGCTGTTGCTTTCTGTGACTCTTTTCCGGCTTCCTCGCCGCCTTTTTTAGCCGCCTCTGTGACTTCCTTTTGGCCGGATTCGATCTCGCTTTTTGCTTGTCAGTGTAGTCCTTGCCGCTCTGCTGTCCGGCTTCTCCAGCCGCCTGTGCGATCTCCTGCCCTGCGTTGCCCCAGTTGGCAGATGCAGAAGCCAGCTCGCTCGTGATGCCTTCTGAAAGTCGCCGCCAGCTTGCGAAAATGCTGTAGCAGCATCCTGTAATTCATCACTTGTCATCTGGGTAAATGATTTGACCAGATTTGCACTTTGAGGTCCTAATTTGACCAGGTAATCATACAATTCTTTGGTCATTCCCTCTCCGGCACGTCCTGCAAGAGCTTTCAGGTTTTGCCCCCACTCTTCTACTCCTTCAGCCTGACTTTTCAGATTTGCTACGATTTTGCCTTTGTCAATCTCTTCGCCTCCGGAAAACTTCTTGAATGCATCCGTTGCACCCTCTAAGCTGTTCTGAATGGACGTTTTCGTGTCCTCGTAGGCTTGTTTGACCTCGTCAGACATCTCTGTACTCGAATCTGCTACACCTCGGTTTGATTCTTCAACAGCGGTTTTATACTCGTAAGCTTTCTCCGCTATTTTGTTGTATCTTTCATCTGCTTCCGAAGTTGTCCCCTGTAAGCCGGCAACGACTTCTTCCTGTTCTTTTATCTGACCATTCAGGGCGTTCAGATGTAATGCATATTCGTCAACCGGTTCACCGGCTGCTGCGTAACTGCTCGCCATTTCCTGCACGGCTTCCGTGCCATCCTGTACTGCAGCGTTATGTTCATTGATTTTCTTAACTGCCTGTGACCGCAGGTCGTTGAGCACTTCTTCCGCTTCTGACAGCTGGATCTTTGCCTCTGCCAGATCAGAAGCCGCCTTGTTTGCCTGTTCCTGATAAGCATTTGCAAGTGCCTGCTGCTTCATGGAATCGATCACGGCATCCACTGCGGATTTCTCCCTGTTCAGTGCCCCGGTAGTTTCATCGATGGAAAGACCGAGCTCCGGCATGGCTTCGTTGAGCTGGTCAACCATCGTGCTCATCTGTGCTTTGTCCGAGGTTGTTTTATTTGTTTTGTCAGACAGTTCATAGAGCTTGTCAGCAAGGGTCTGATAGGTAGCCACTTCCGTTTTTGCACTCTTGATGCTTTCTTTTCTCTCTTTCGCATGTTCTTCCATGCTGTCTTTCAGTTCATCGTAGGAATCTTTGCACTGATCGATCGCCTTGCGGTTCTTAACAGACTCCGATGTCCGATCTTTCATGACTGTCCCAAACGCAACGGCCGCTGCTGTAAGTGCTGTAAGTGCTGTAAGTGCTACTGCTACGGCACCGACCGGATTTGCAAGTAATGCTGCTGAAAATGCTAAAAATGCTTTTTGCACCTGCTGAACGACCAGCAACCCAGCCAGTGCAGCTGCCAGTACTGCAAGGGCTGCCGCCAGTGCCGTGACTGCCGCCACAACTTCCGGGTGTTCCTTGACAAACTCAGTTGCCCATTCCATCGCATCTGCCCCGCTCTGCTGGAGTTCCATCAATGCAGGCGCAAGCACATCACCGATCGCTATTTTCAGGTTCTCGGTGGCATTCTGGAAACGCTGCTGGGCAAACTCCCCGGTTTCTGACATCTTCTCGAAAGCGGTGGCTGCCGCCCCGGTGCTTCCTTCCATCGCCTGCACCAGGCTGTTATATTTGGACGTTCCGCTGTTCAGGATGGACAGCATGCCAACCCCAGCATCGGAACTCGACCACATGTTGTTGAACGCGGTCGTGTCCCCGTCCACACTGTCAGCAAGAACCTGCAGCACATCCCCAAGGGAATTGCCCTCTGCCATCAATTCTGCAAAGGTCTTGCCGGTCTGCTTCTTGAGCGTTGAACCGACAACGGAGCTGCTGCTCCCAAGTTCGTTCAGTGCCGCCTTGACGTAGGTCGTCGCCTGGGCGGTCTGTGTGCCGTTGGCGGTCAGCAATGCATAACTTGCCGACAGGTCTTCCAGATCCATGTTGTATGCTGCCGCCAGCGGGATGACCATGCCCATGCTGGCACCCAGCTGTGCAACGGATGTTTTACCTAAGTTCTGTGTTGTGATCAGGACGTCGGAGATCTTCGCTGCATCATCCGCTGACATGCCATAGGCATTGATGGCGGTCGTCAGGATGTCCACGGCAGTCGTGGTGTCGGAAAATCCACCGACAGCCAGCTTGTTCGCCGTGCCGACAAAATCCACGGCGCTTTCGGTCGCTACCGATGCAGAAATAGCCTGGTAGGTCGCTTCCGCCAGTTCCCCGACACTCTTACCGGTCTCACTGGACAATGCCAGGATCTCGTTTCGCATGTCCCCAAGCGGCTTCTGGGTTTCGTCTGCGATCGTGCCGACCTTCGCCATCGCCGTCTCGAACTGCATGCTCGCCTGTGTGCAGTCCATGAGTGCGTCTGTGATCGCCTTAACAGATGCAGTTACCCCCGCAGCTACAAGAGCCTGTGCAAGAGCATCCATGCGGCACTTGCACGATCTGAGCCGCCCTCGAAACCGCCGCCGATGTCCTCTTCTGTCTGCTTGGAACTGCGCCGATCTCTTCCTCTGTCTCTTTCGTACTACGCTCGATTTCTTCCTGTGCACGTTTCGCGGCTTCCTCTGCGGCATCTGCCGCATCTGCGCTTGCTTCTTCCACAACTTCCACAATATTGTTCACAGCATCCTGAACGGACTCTGCTGTATTCTGCCCGGCATCTTCTGCCGCGTCTGTGATCGCATCTGTTGCATCTTCTACTGCGTCCTGGACCTCTTCTGCCGCCTTCTTTGCTTTCTTCGCTGCTTTTTCAGCATCCTTTGCGGCCTTGTCTGCTGCTTGCTGTGTTGCCTGTTCTGCCTGTTTTGCCGCATTCTGTGCCTCGGAGGTAGTCTGCTGCGTTGCACCTTTTGGCCGCCTGCTCAATCCGCTTTAAGCCCTTCTGGAATCCGCTCTCATCAATCGCGGTATCAAATCTTAATGTTCCGTCTGCCATTTCCTGCCTCCCATCTTATCAGTCTCCCCACATCGCGTCCGCAAACAGTTCGCTGATATATTCCTCGTCTGTTTCATCTTTCAGTGCGATTGCATTCTGTATTTTCTGAATCCGCTGCCGTTCGTGCCGGTCCTTGATTTTTCCGGCATCGATGGAACGGTAGCCGATGCGGGTTTTTACACCGGAATCATCCGGCAGACCTTCCAGCAACATCTGGAACTTCCACCAGTGCAGGTATTTGCATTTCAGCAGGTCAATGCCGTAATAATTGCGGAAATCGCTGACGATATACGGTGCGTCCTGTTCATAGCTGAATGTCTGCTTTCTACCGTCATTTCGTTCCCTCTCGTTTCTGTCAGCGTGGACACCGGCTATAAATCCCGTGACCGCCTGGACGGCCCCCTGGATGTCCTGCGGCATCTCCTTAAATATCCCCAGAACCAGAAGGAGCCGGCTTCCGGCTCCTCGGTCTGCCTGACTTCCTGTATCAGCTTCAGCACTGCCCGGAAGTCCGTCTTGACCGGGTAGGGGATGCCCCCGACCTCAACGCTTTTCGGCAGTGGTTCATATAATGGGTTCACAGGTCATCAGCCTACGGTCGGCTTTTCCAGGAATGTACAGCTTTTACCGTCCGCCGCAACTTTGGCATAGCCTTTGATCGGCTCGGATTTCACTCCAAACGATCCGGAATACTGTAATGCATCGGTTCCGTCACCGGATGCATCCGGAAGGATAGAGACTCACGTTTTCTTGCCACAAACTCATCATCCGCGGTCGCTTCTCCCTTGTCGAAGAAGTCCACAACAACGATGTTTCTGGTCTCTCCGGTCAGTTCATCATCGTGCACGGATGCGATGTCCATCAGGATCAGGTTGTTTTCGTGCATATCGAAGTTGTAGGACCATGAAGTGCCATAACCGGTAACATCGCTGTCACTGGAATCCTTGTCTACATACTGACGTTCATAGGTGGTCGGGTTCTTGGATTCCGATAATGTTGTGAACTTCTCCATACGGGTAAATTCTGTTGGTTCTGCTCCCTCTCCTGTCGGTACGCCATAAAAGGACACTCTGCCTGTTCTTTTTACTAATTTTGTTTTATTTCCTGCCATATAAATCAAGCCTCCTGTTCATAAATCAAGCGGCACTCAATACGATACGTAGCAAGATTTGCTTCGGCATCGTACAAGTAACCGCTGTTTAAAGTTTCGATTGCTGTTGTATGTTGCTTTTTGTTCGCCAGCTCCGGAAGTTCCCCATCGTCCGAGATTCTTCCAGCCACTCCTGAAGCTCCTGGTAGAATCCACTGTTCTCGATATTCACCCTGGCATCCTCGTCATAGGCTTCCTTGGAACAGATGGCGAACTGGTACTGTTTCTTTTTCCCGCCATCCACATATTTCTGGATCACCGGATCACACGGGAGCGGTCGATGGAGTAACTCATCTCCTCGCCCAGGTAATCCACGTTGACCCGGCCGTCATGTAAAAACGGACAGGTCAGGAAGAATGTGCGGATGCTCTCGATGATGCTACTTTCCGCATGCAATTTTACCCGCCTCCTTCTGGATGCTGTCCTTGTGCCGGTTCTTCATGCGTTCGAACCATTTGGACTGCTTTTTTGTGTTCATAGTACTGCCTTCTGGCGTACGGTGTGGACTGCACGATCAGACCGGAACCGGTGACCGTGCCAAGTGTTGCCGCATCCCGCAGTGTGCCGCTTCGGAACGGTGTTTCCGGTTCCATACGGTCTATGCAGGTCTGATCCACATAGGTCTGTGCCCGTGCAAGGTTGCCGTTGAGCCTTGCCGCAAGGGAGGCATCCCATTCCATCCTTGCCGTGAACATCCCGCCGCTGCCATGCCCGCTGTAGCGGACGTTCTGCGGCTGCTGGATCTGGAACGTTTTTCTGGTCTCTGCCATCATGCACCCCCTGTCACCTTGATGTGCGGATTTCCTCCGTACCGGTTGTAGTCTGCCGCCGATACCTTGAAGTGCTCCGTGCCGGCCAGGTCTTTCGCCGTCTTCATCTGCATGCTGCACTGCCCCCTTACCAGGTAATCATCCTTTTTGACCAGGACTGTTATATTCGGGATTCGGACCGTATAGGCATCCGCGGTCTTCCTGCCTTCCGTGGTGACGCTGGACTGTTCCGCCTCATGCCACCAAACAGCCGGGATGTATACGCTCCCCCACTCATCCAGACGGGTTGCCGGATTATAACGGCGGTGGAAGATGGTTGCGTCAGTGTTGGTCAGCATCGTCATACACCCCCATATCCAACAGGCCGGTCGGTTCCAGGTACAACGCCGCCGTCTGGTAGATCTTGCCCGCCAGTATCTCCTGGGCAGTTTTGCCACCCTGTTCCTGTACATACGAAACAGAATAGCCGTCAATGTTTTCTGATGCGACCTCTTTTCCCTGGTGTTCTGCCTTTGCTGCCTGGTCTGCGTGCAGAAGGTCACAGCACGCACAGGCGGCATGCTGCACTTCTTCCATGGATCTGTCCGCACGGTCGAACGTGATCCTCCGGATGTAGCCCGACACCGGCACGATCACCCTGCGGAACTGTTCTTCCGTCAGCTCACCGCCATACTGCCTGTATAGAATGTATAATCAGTATACTGTGTCATAGGCCGCCCCCCTCAGGCTTTGTGTGACACGTAGAAGCCGGCCGCTTTGTTGCGGTAGTAATCCACCAGGCCATACTTGCGGTATTTCAGGATATCACCGTCTGCATTTGCGTTCAGGCTTGCCGGGATGATGTCTCTCGCAATGTGCTTATCAAATTTGATAATCGCCGGTTTATGGATGATCATGAAGTTGATGTCTTTTCCTTCCTCCACGATTTTCTCATAGTAGGTGGAAATGCTTCCCGCTGCCGGGCTTTTAACCGCTTCATAGCTGCCCCCATTCTGTGTGTAGTAGGTTTTCCCGGATACCACCGAAGAATCCTTCGTCTTTTCGTAGGCTGCCGTACCTCTCGTGTAATGTCCGGCTTCCTCACCCTCGCTCTTTCCGTCAAGCAGATGGATCGCTGTATAGAATCTGGACTGCGGCACCTTCTTCTTGATGTTGAATGCGTTCAGGATCTCACGGGACTTCGTTGTGTCCAGTGCCATGACCCGTTCATCAGTGTCGGGGTCGCATACAGGATCCTGCCCTCTTCCGGCACTTCGTCCTCATCCATCACGTTCTTTGCCTCGATCAGGGCTTTCAGGAATGCTTCTGCATCTGCCAGGTTCTCCGCTTTCTTTGTGATGCCGTCAAATCCGCAGATGGTCGCAAAGGTAAAGGCATCTGCTTCCGGTGCTACCCTGGTTCTCTGCAGCTCTGCTCCTGCCCTCGTAAATGCCAGGTTCATAGATTCCTGGTTGTCCATCGTATCCACTTCCAGCTTTGCACCACGGTCATAGTTGAAGCGTGCGGTCGCCCATTTCAGTGATACAGCCGCAGAAGTATAACCGGAATTGCGGTCATAATTTCCCAGTCCTCCAACCTCGATCTGCGGGTATAAGATCTCACTTACGTTCGCTCCGGCACGCATCATGCTCGCGTCGCTGGTCAGATCTGCGGTCACAGATGCACTTTTGTACACCTCGTCAATGATATCCAGATAATTTTTTGCTAATGCAATTGTGTTTGCCATGTTTCATCTCTCCTTTTCTATTTGCTTTCCGCAGGTGGTAATCCTGCCGCTGCCCTCATGGCAGCCAGTGTCGAGTCCGTGCCGCCGTTTCCGCCGGACGGTCCGACCGGATTCTTGAATGGTTCATCTGATCCAAACAGATAAGCATCAGACTCTTTTGCGGCATCCAGTGCTTTCTTGATGTCCGCACTCTGGTCTTTGGATTCCCTCAAGGCATCCATGTCAAGCAGTGCCATGACCGCCTTTGCATTTCTGCCTCCTGCTTCCTTGATCGCAGATCTGACGGAATCCGTAAACAGACGTTCTGCTTCCTTTGCGTCATACCTCTCTTTCTGCGTTTTCAAGTCGTCCTGGAGTTTTGTGATCTGCCCTTTGAGGTCTGCGACATCCACGCCCTCAAACTCCTTGAGCTTCCCGTTTACCGTATCCAGTGAAGTCTTGTACTCGTCCCGCTGGTTCACTGCTTTGTCGTACTCGTTTTTGGTGCGGTAATTTTCCTTCCATGACTTGTCAAAGTCTGCCTTTTTCTCTTCCGGGATCTCCAGACCGTAATCTTTCAGAATCTCATAGATATTTTTCATTGCTTCGTTCCTCCTGAAATGTTTTATTGACCGCTCTTTCAGCGGTGTGGGATATAGCCGGTTAGACCTCCGGCCGGGTAACTGCCCAGTTTTACGCCTTATGGCAGGGCATAAAAATAAGACACGTAACCCCGTGCCTTAAAGGGAGATACCTGGATCACCGCCTTTCTACGGATAACCGTCTGCCGTTGAACTGTACCGTGTCGCCAATTTGTGCCACTTCATCGCCAATCCTCACCCCCTTCAGCTCTGCGTGTCCGTCTTTGTCCCGGTATAAGAATTTGATCGTTGTGTAATTGATCCGGCCCGCCAGCCAGTTCGGTGCAAGCCTGTCTGCGTCTTTTGTGACGGTGTAGCGCTCAGTCATTGGAATAATCTTCCACAACTGTTTCAATCCCATATTCCAATGCACAAGTGTGTTCGATACGGCAGCCTCTTGCTCCTTTCCAGTCTTTTGTGAAATACGCAATATCAGCACCCGCCAGAAGTTCCAGGGATTTCCCCAGAAACCAGAGCGGTTTTGCGTCTGCCGGTGCATTCTGGAAGAAGCTGTCGATTACCTCCACCGGCTCATTTAACTGTCTTTCCGCACACTGGATCGCTTTTTTTTCTCTCTCTTAAAATTTCCTCATCTGATTTGCCTTTCATTGGCTGGCTGATAAATAATTTCTTCATGTTTTTATTCCTCTCTTTCTTAATACAGTGTTGATTTATTTAATTCTTCCACCAGTTCCCTCTCACGCTCCGAGAGCCCATAACGGATGACGCTTCCTGCATTTCCTGCCGCCTGCTTTTCTGCCGCCTGCTTCCTGCTGCCGCCTGGTCTGACAGCAGAAGCCCCGACCCGTAAATCTCTTTTTTCATGGCTCTCTGGGCGTCCAGGTCGCACAAGCTGCATTCTTCACGCCTTACCCGGAAATGTACGCCGTAACGTGCCATTTTCTGCATCATGGCAGCGGTGACGATATGATCCGGATACTCATACTTTGGCAATGTCCGGGACTTTTCCTGCCTCAGCTTTTCCGTTGTATCATTCACCAGCCTGGTCAGCTCCGGTGATGTCTCCGCTGCCGTTTCCGGTTCGAAGCTGGTGACGAACGATGTCTTCACCGTTGCCCCGTTTTCGTACACGATCGAACAGTCACACACAATGTGGTTCATTCTGTTCCAGGTAGTCTTACCATTTAACACTGTGAGTGCCGGGGCAAACAAAAAGAACGGGATGCCCCGTTCCAGATAAAATTCACATATATTTTTCAGGATGGAAAAAGGCGGGTTGTCCACCACCACACATCCCGGCGGGTACTCGTCTTTTTCGTAATCGCCGCCCGGCCAGAATGGGCGGATCACGTTCCCAGGATCGATATTGTAACGTTTGCAAACCCAGTCCTTTATGACTTCGTATATTTCCGGCGGTGTATAGCAGTCGTCTGTCGTTTTCTTCGGTTTGAATTTTTCGACAAATTCTTCGTAAGTTTTGCTTTTTATGTTTCTCACCTCCTTAAAAATGGGTATAAAAATACCACCGGCCTCTTGACTGGTGGTATCAAATCACATTTGTTGCAGTATCAACAATTCCTTTTGCGATATCTGCTGCTTTTTTCATCAAACTATTTTCTTCCAGATATTCCAAACCTTTTAAAGTAAGTTCAGGTCTGGTTAATACTACACGCGGATAACCGCAGTCCATTGCGTTCCAAGTCTCCCCTCCTGATATATAACCTTCCTTCAAAAGAATTGCCATAATCCTATTCCATTTTGGTATCGACAGGTTCAACGCTTCTGGAGAAATATTATTTTTATCAAATTCTTCGAGATCCATTGCTTTCTGCAAAATCCGAAGAATCTTGTAAATAACCCTGAAATCGTCCATATTTCACATCCCCTTTTAAAACCTATACTCTTTCGGAATCTCAATATTAGCCGCTTTATCCAGAAGTTTAAAGTTCTCAATATCTGGCAACAAGAAAAAGCCTTGCTCTCCCGTTTCTTTGTCAATGGTTATTCCCGGCTTTCCGTAAAAAACAGTGTTTTCGGCATCTCTTCCTTCAAATAACCATTTGTCTCCTATATCCTTAATTGAGGAAAAACCAATGTCTCCATATTCTTTTTTTAAATATTCCATTGCCTTTTTGCAAGCCATTCCAAATTTCATTATTTTCCACTTCCTTCACATGCTGTTATTCCTCTGTCTGATGGTTCTATATTATCAATTCTCCAATATAATGTTTTTTCTTCCTCAACTCGTTCCCAAAAATCTCCTGACAATGTACTTCCTGATTGAACATCATAAAACAATACATCCCCTTTTATTTTTTCAGCTACAAACACATGACCATTGTTACTGCCTTTCCAAACAATAGCAATTTCTGCTCTTGCGTTTTCCGGCCACTCTTCAAATGACTTTAATATATCATTTTTCCCATTTCCGATGGCCTTTTTTATGTCAGGATCTTTCCAGGCCGCTTCTGGATTTCTGTTTAAATAATGATTCTTTCCTGATGGCTTCGCAGTTAACATCATATCCTCTTTTCCGCATTTCATATGCTGAAACACAATTAGGGCAATTCGTCTTGTATGCTATGTCACCTGTTGCGTATTTAGGATTTACCGACTGCAAAGTTATCTCTTCGGATTTTAACGTTCTCCAATTCTTTGGAATCCCTTTATACAACGTATGATCTTTAGATATATTGATTATATCATCACTTACAACATTTGCAACTGTTTTCGCCCCTGCTCTTTTTTTTAGCTTCTTCGATTACTTCCGCTATCTGATCTGGAATCTTCTCACCTTTCTCCATAGCAAGGAAGCCTTCCGCAAACGTCTCATAGGGATTTTCTGCGGCATAGCGGCTGATGCCAGATGCAACAATCTTTGCCTGAGCTGAATAATTCTTATTTACATCATATCTCCAGTCTCGCTCATAGAAAACGCCTCCCATATCTCGCATTCCAAAAGCATCTTTTTTGGTTGTATAGTTCGTTTCTGCATGGCGGTGGATAAAATGACCATACTCATGTGTAAAGCAGTCGCTGAGACTCTCTCTGACTGCCATCCGCTTTTCATTTAATTGTATTTCAGCCTGAACTTTCTTTAATCTGGCTTCTTCTCTTTCGAATCCTTTGACCGATTTGTCTGCCAGAACCGCCTCTGCCTCTTCAAGACTCTTTTTCGCTCTGTTTATAATGTCATAATGTTTATTATACTCGGTCAGAGAATTTTCGGATTTCGCAACCTTTGCCAGATATTCTTTCGAATCATTGAAGTTATTCGAAATATAGATCGTATCATCCACCCAGTTATATGTTGCAGTTGCATCTCTTACATTCAAAGGACTATATTTTACTGCTTTTGGCATGATACCATATTTGTCATGCAACTCTCGTATTGTGGTCTCCAATTCATCTACTGTTTCCGGCTTCATCCTCTTTGAGAATTTCACTTCTTGAAGTATACCGTCTTCCACCAGCCTCTTTTCCACATCATTTTTGTACACTTCCTGCTTTTTCCATATCTGCTTATTTAACTCCGAAATCTGTGCCTCGATTTCTTTTTTCTTTGCGGACATTCCCTTTAACTGCTCTTTCTCTTCTGCCGTTCCACTCATATCGAAGTATACCTTTTGCGTAAGACTCTTTTCTTCCTCTTTCACTTTTTGTAATTGTTCATTCAAGGAAGCCTGCTGCTGATCCATACCGGTAATTTCCTGTTTCAATGCCTCTTTATCAATTTGAGGCTCTGTGTTCTGCTTTGTCGGATGTTTCTTCTGGTATTCCTCTCTGCGTTTTCGTATATGCTCCTGATATTCCGGATCATCTCGCAACACTTTATTTTTTCGCCGCCTGTAGTACTCTTCTCGTCTGGCAGCATAAACGTTTCTGATTTTCTGCATCCAGTGAGTTTTCTGCAAGACGATCATACTTCTTTCCCTGACGCTCTGCATACTGTTGCCTGGCTTCCTGCTGGTTTTCCAGACCGATATTTTCCAGTTCTTCTTTCGTCCAGGTATCATCTGCGGTTGAAATGCCGGGAAAATAGGTTGTGTGACCATCCTTACATCTTGGATGGTACAGACCATAGGATATCGCTTTTGACAGCAGAGGATAACTACCATCTTTCCGGCTGCCACCGCTCCATACATCATCGATCAGCACTTTTCCGCAAAATGGCAGGCACTTCGGGCACGGATTTCCTCGCTTGTTCACGATAACAGTATGTATGCCCCATTCCTGACGCTTTTCGCCCTCTCTTCTCAGATAGCTCGTTTGCTTGCTGTACGGATCGCCATATCTGCATAATCTGCCAGCGTATGCCTTGCACCGTTTTTATACTCGATACAGTTCAGCCGGCAGAAAGAAAATCCTTGGTCGCCATATCAACTGCCTTCTCGTACGTTCCGGCACCGGTGTTTTGCATAGACCTGAGCGTTGTAGATT